CACAAAATCATATTGCCTGCCTATTTATTAGGCATTTATAAACCAACAAATGGTTTAACGTTAAACTAAAACGCAAATGTGGTTCAGTTCTAAACTAAATTATAGTTTAACATTAAACGACCCGACCAAACTAGTTTAATGTTAAACTAAATTACTAACGTGCATGGGTCATACCCCCGTTACCCGTTACATGTATACAGCTCCGACAGAAAATTAGGGAAAAGAGTCTATAAACCACATCTCGCCCACTTACTATATAGAGTACAAAGTAGCTAAATATACTCAAGTACTAATAAAATAAAGAAAAAAGCACATAAACTAGGTAATTATGTGCATATATACTATTAGCCCCCTCAAGGGTTAATATATTTTACATATAATTGAAGGTTTTGTCAAGATAAAAAGTTGTAATTATTGTTTGTTTGTGATACAATATGTAATGAAAAGAAAAGGCATGGAATATAACTCTGTTTTAGAGCAAATTTCACACGAATACGAGCAATACGGGCGATTTAAGACACATATCCCCAGTCATCACGTATATTACGTCCGTGCAGCTCTAAGAGAACGTACTGGGCAGGACTTTAGCGTTGAGGATGTTGAGAAAGCGTTGGTTGCTGAAGGTAAGCTACGGTATGGCAGAGTGACCTAACTCTGCGTTGACTTTTCAGTTGTACTTATTTCTGCGGAGTTCGTTATAACTGGCAAAAATCAACAAGACGGGGCGAATCCAACGCTCGCCTCGTCTATTTTATGGAAGAAGCATGGCTGAGAAGAAATCAAAAGGAAAGATGCCCTCTCGAAATAAGAAGAACTTTCGTTCTACTAAGTCGGGAGCCGGAATGACGACTGAGGGCGTAAAAGCCTACAGGCGTATGAACCCCGGCAGTAAACTTAAAACGGCTGTCACCGAGAAGAAACCCGGTAAGAAGAGGTCAGCCAGACGTAAATCTTTCTGTGCTAGAAGCGCAGGACAAATGAAAAAGTTTCCGAAGGCGGCTAAGAATCCTAACAGTAGGTTGAGGCAGGCTAGGAGACGATGGAGATGTTAAATGGTAAAAGCTTGGTTCATAGTAGCAATAATGTCGGGTGTATATACAGACGGCACAAAAGATATATTTATATTTAAACACCCCGTAGACCACGGGCACTTTCATAATGCGTACATGTGCAATAAATTTATAGGGGACAATCCTTTTAAGATTGCTAAGGCTCTGGTTAATCAATATGGAGCCCGTCCACCGGAACGAATTGCATGCGTACCAGAAGAAACAGTCGAAATGTTTATGGAAGCAGGCGGCAAAAGAGGTGAAAAAACCTAGTGCTATACGAACCTACCTGCGAAATTTGTGGAAGCCACATCGAGGACGACAGATGCGAAGTGTGCGAACATACTGGAGAAAATGGCGATTGGGTAGAAGAAGTTATAAAGGAAAAAGATGACACCGGAGACACTTGATAGATGGCGTATACTACCGAGACTAATGATGCTAGTCATGACAGGTGTCTATATACGTTGTATAGAATGGGCTTTGAGTCAGCCAGAGTTGACCACACAGCAAGCAGGGCTCATATCAGTGATTACAGGAGCGATGACAGGTTCATTTGCTATCTGGATGGGAGCGGAGAAACAAGAACCAAAAAGGATGGACAAATAATGACAAATGTGATAAAATATTTTAAACGTATATGGTGCGCTCTTTTAAACAAGAAGTGTCACGAGGACTGTGACTGTAACGTCAAGTGATAAGAATGTTAGGAACACTACTTAGTTCAGTATCAAGTTTAGCTTCATCATACATAGAAGGTAAGACAGCAATACAAAAGGCTGAAGCTACCATCCGTATGAAAGAGGCAACAGGAGAAATCGACTGGGACCTAGCTGCTATGAGGGCGTCTCAGAGCTCGTGGAAAGATGAGTGGTTGACTTTACTCTTCTCAATCCCTCTAGTACTGAGCTTCTGTGGCGAATGGGGAAGGGCTATAGTAGCAGATGGCTTTGAAGCGCTTGCAGGGATGCCACAATGGTATCAAATTGCGCTAGGAGCTATCGTAAGTGCGAGCTTTGCTACACGTTCAGCAGGCAAGTTCTTTAACAAGATGAAGAAGAAATGAAACTAGGTACAGCTACTAAACTAGATTTTAAAACTTTAGTTCCGGTTAAGAATATTAAAAAGATACCTAAAGTGTCAAAGGTAGCTGACAAGACAAATAATAAAAGTAGGAAGAGTAATGGCAAAATGGGGTTTTCCAATGTTTAAATTATCAAGTAAAAGTTTAGGAAAGTTAGAGGGGGTAAATCCTCTGATGGTGGATACGGTGAAACGTGCTATCGAACTAACCAAAGTAGACTTCGGTGTAATCTATGGAGTTCGTTCCTTAGAAACTCAGAAGAAGCTCTATGCTGCAGGACGCTCACAGACGATGAAGTCTAAGCACCTCATACAAGAGGACGGCACATCACACGCTGTCGATTTAATGGCTTACGATGGCAGTGAGCCGAGCTGGGAAATTGTTATGTACGATGATATTGCTGACGCTATGAAATCTGCAGCAAAAGAAACTGGTGCTAAAGTTAGATGGGGCGCCGCTTGGAATATAGATAACATAGCTGAGTGGGACAGACCAATGGAAGACGCAATGAATAATTACATTGACGTAAGAAGAAACCAAGGACGCCGCCCTTTTATTGATGGACCACACTTTGAACTTATGGAGGCTTAAATGGCTATGACGTCTAAACAAAAGAAACTCGCTGCTATGTACGGCAACAAAAATAAAATTACTAGGGGTGATATTATCACTGCCGCAAAGAAAAACGCAGGTAAAGCTAAAGGTGGTCTTACTGCCGCTGTTAAGAAGTTAAAAGCTGAAAAAGGTAAGACTGTTCTTAGCGACAGGTTTAAAAAACTTCAGCAGCAAACTGCTATGAAAATTGTAAAACCTAAGAAAACAAAAAGACGTGGCAGGTAAGAAGAAAAAAGACCCGAAAGTAGGCACGGGTAAAAAGCCTAAAGGTTCCGGTAGACGCCTCTACACAGATGAGAACCCGAAGGATACTGTATCAATTAAATTTGCTACTATGGCTGATGCCAAAGCCACTATAGCAAAAGTAAACCGAGTAAATAAGCCTTACGCAAGGAAGATACAAATATTGACCGTAGCAGAACAACGTGCTAAAGTTATGGGTAAGACTGCGATAGCAAGTCTTTTCAAACAAGCAAAAGCAACCTTGCGAAGGAAACATAACAAAGATGGCGCACATAATAAGTAACATCCCATACTTTAAGGCATGGGTACGTAGAGAGTACACAACTAATTTTACACAATATCATGGCGAGTTTTTACATGCTATGGTGGTAGCCGTAACGACACTCCCGATGAAGACACTAAGTTTTCAAGTTATATTTACGGGATGCGAAGAAGAAGAAAATGTACATGGTGGTGCAATGTGGGCGAGAATGCCCCTAACAGCACTAGTAGGCGATACTCCATATGATGAGTGGGCAGAACCGATGCCAACCTACCTAGCCCAACCTTGGGATTGTCAGTCGCACAATCACTCGGTAATAGTGCTAAACAGAGCCACACCTTGTCCGTGGCTAGCAAAGATAGACGGTGAGTTTTATTCTGCAAAGTATTACTTCACCATAGATTACACGGACAGCGAAGTAGCTGATGACCCTGCACAACACAAACAAAGCCACGTGTTGGAACTTATGGACGCAGGAAGATGGACAGGCAACATAGTTGCACTACCAAACAATCGTGTAAGGGTAACTAACCCTGCATGGTTTGTAACTGGCGAAGGAGCTCCCGATTTTACTCCTAGTCAGTGGACGCACCACTCGAAGCAAGACCCTAACTATGTAGGAGACCCAGAGCGAGTATTTAACAATCTATATGCTAAGGAGAAATAATCATGGCAATGCGTAAAAAATCAAAAGGTATGGCTCGTGGCGGTAAATCTATGATGAGCAAAGGTTACGCTAGAGGCGGAACAAAAGCTAGAATGGGCAAAACTAAAATGGCTGCAAAAGGTGGCAAGATGACGTTAGCTGCTCTAAGAAAAATGGCTGGTGATATGGGGTACAAACTAGTCAAGAAAGCCTAAGTATGTCTGAAATTACTACAGGTAAAGGGGTTAGAAAAGTTACTGACCCCAAAGAACACAAAAAAATTATTGATGAAATGTCAAGAAGACGTTACATGAATATGTTTAATAAGCTTCCTAAGAAACTACAAGAAGAAATAAAAACAAAACTTTTAGGAGTAGAAGCAAGAAGGGGAAAAACAGTGGCTAAGAAGAAAGCAACTAAGAAAAAGTCAGGAGCAAAACCAACAAATCCTGCTTTGTATGCAAGAGTAAAAGCTGAAGCCAAACGTAAATTTAAAGTCTATCCTTCGGCTTACGCAAACGGGTGGTTAGTTAGAACCTATAAGCAACGAGGTGGGGGCTACTCTTAATGGCAAAGCCTACTGGTGGATTAACGGCTTGGTTTGGTAAAGGACCAAAAGGTGACTGGGTCGATATTGGTGCGCCTAAAAAAAAGGGCAAGTACCAAGCCTGCGGTCGAAAGTCCACCAAAACATCTAAGAGGTCATATCCTAAATGCGTCCCTAGAAGCAAAGCAGCTTCAATGACAAAAGGGCAGATAAAAAGTGCTGTAGCAAGGAAGCGAGCCAAATCTCAAGGCGTTGGGGGCAAGCCCACAAACGTCAAAACTATTGTTAAAAAGAGAACTAAAAAGAGAGCTTAGAATGGGCAGAAACTATAAGAAAGAATACGCCAACTACCAAGGCTCTCCAGAACAGATAAAACGTCGTAGCAACAGAAACAAAGCCAGACGTATTATGGCTAGAAGAGGAGTTGTTAAGAAAGGTGATGGCAAAGATGTACATCACACAACTGGTAATCCGATGAACAACAAAAAGTTATCAGTAAAACCTAAATCAAAAAACCGTTCTTTTGCAAGAACAAAAACAGCTAGAAAGAAGAATCCACGTGCATAGACAATTAACAGAAATGCAAGAAAAATTTTTAAGTGCTTTGTTTGGTGAAGCAGGAGGCAACTATGCAAAAGCAATGCGGATTGCAGGTTATGCCCCTAGCACTAAAACACACGCACTAATACAATCCCTACGTTCAGAGATTATAGAACGTGCAGAGCTACAGCTAGCAGTCAACGCACCTAAAGCCGTTATGTCTATGGTAGGAATACTAGATGACCCGACAGCACTAGGTAACAGAGAAAAGCTTGTTGCTGCTCAACAATTGTTAGACCGTGTTGGCTTATCACGAGTTGAAAAGATAAGTGTATCCTCTGATAAACCGATGGGACTATTTATTTTACCAGAGAAGAAAGATGACGATATCAAGCAAATTGAATCCAACGAACAGGTACTCTAAACTAAATGGGGTGCAAGTCCCTTGGGGCTACAAGAAAGACGAGCAAGATTCTCAACTACTGCATCCTATTGAGGAGCAGCTAGAAGCACTAGCGCAAGGCGTAGAGTATCTGAAGCAGTCTTCTTATAATGAAGTTGCCCGATGGCTAACAGACTACACCGGAAGAAAGATATCAGGTATGGGTTTGTGGAAACGAATAAAACAAGACAGAACGGACAGACGAAAACATGTTGAACAAAAACGCCGTGCCGCCAAGACCCAAGCAGAAGGGAACATCAAAACGGAAGCCTCAGTCGGCTGAAGAAAGACAGCTCCTAAAAGCTAAGAAGAGTCAGAGAGCAGCAAAGTTAAAATTAACACATGCGCAAAAAAAGATAGCGTCTTTACAGAACCCAGAAGAAGAGACGTATTTTGAAGAAGTAGGTGTTGGCACCGGACAGCACACGGAAGAAGCTCCTGAGGTGTTATTTCAGCCTAACTCTGGTCCTCAAACAGATTTTTTAGCTGCACCAGAACGAGAGGTATTATACGGAGGGGCAGCAGGAGGTGGTAAGACTTTTAGCTTAATAGTTGACCCATTACGATACTGCAACAACCCGAACTTTAACGCTCTTATACTAAGACGCACAAACGACGAACTAAGAGAGATTATACACAAAAGTCACGAGTTATTTCCTAAAGCATTTCCCGGCGTTAAATGGTTAGAAAAGAAGAGTCAGTGGACATTCCCATCAGGGGCTCGAATATGGATGACTTACTTAGAACAGGATAAAGATGTACTACGTTACCAAGGTCAAGCATTTACTTACATCGGGGTCGATGAACTTACTCAATATTCTACTCCTTATGCTTGGGATTATCTACGTTCTCGTCTCAGGACGGTTGACCCAAGTCTTCCTGTTCATATGCGAGCTACTACCAACCCCGGCGGACCAGGGCATCAATGGGTTAAGAAAATGTTTATTGACCCTGCTGTACATAACACAGCTTTTTGGGCAACGGATATTAGCAGTGGTGAAACGCTTAGATACCCTGCAGCACACTCTAGGGCAGGCGAACCCCTCTTCCAAAGAAGATTCATCCCTGCAAAGCTAATAGATAACCCCTATCTATACAATGCAGGCGACTACGAAGCGATGCTTTTGTCGCTACCAGAGGTACAAAGGAGACAATTACTTGAAGGTTCATGGGATATTGCAGAAGGTGCAGCGTTTAGCGAGTTTGACCGTAAGTACCATACAGTTAAAGGCTTTCAGATTCCTCACTCTTGGCGTAAGTTTAGAGCATGTGACTATGGTTACTCCTCCCATACTGGTGTACTATGGTTCGCTATAGACCCAGTAGATGAGACACTCATAGTGTACAGAGAGTTATACGTAAGTAAGAAGACAGCAAAAGAACTGGCACACATAATTTTACACCTAGAACAGGACGACACAATCAGCTACGGCGTACTAGACTCATCTTTGTGGCACAAACGAGGAGACACAGGACCAAGTCTTGCAGAGCAAATGATTGTTGAAGGCTGCAGATGGCGCCCCTCAGACAGGAGTAGAGGTAGTAGGGTAGCAGGAAAGAACGAAGTACATAGACGATTAAAGATAGACGAAGAGAAAGATAGAGCCGGACTAGAGATATTTGATAACTGTACAAATCTAATAGCTCAGCTACCAACTCTTCCTTTGGATAAAAGTAATCCGGAAGATGTAAATACAAAAGCAGAAGACCACTTGTATGATGCGTTAAGGTATGGTATAATGTCAAGACCAGTAAGTAGGTCAGTGTTTGACTATCCCTCCAAAATGCTAGAACCCCAGTGGCAACCTGCAGATTCAACATTTGGATATTAATATGGCAGAAGAAACTCCCTTAGAAGAACTTATGTTTGAGCCTAAATCAGGCTCTGATGCGCTAGCCGACTATGTTGTGCAAAAATTTACTGACGTAGAAGACAGCAGACGTGATGAAGAAGAGCGGTGGCTCAACGCATACAGGCAGTATAGAGGGTTGTATGGTCCTGAGACACAGTTTACCGATACAGAAAAATCACAAGTATTTATAAAAGTTACAAAAACAAAAGTATTAGCTGCTTATGGGCAAATGACAGACGTCTTATTTGCAGGACAGCGCTTCCCTCTTGGTGTTGATTCTACAAGAGTACCAGAGGGCGTAGAAGAAGCAGTAAACTTTGACCCTAAAGCACCGGAACAAATGCTCAAGAA